ATTCAGGGGACTTGGCACCCGATCGTGCAGGATGAATGCGTCGCGATGAATCGGGAAACCGGTTACTCGTTTCATTGGCCAACAACAGAGGAGTCCTAATCATGTTCATATCAATCAGGCGGGCGGGCTACGACCGTCACGGGCAGCAGGTGGCGAGCGGGCGCTTCCTGCTGCTTGTCCAATCCAAGGACGGCAATGCGCGGGACCCGATCCGCGCCTTGGTCCGCTTCGTGTCTCTCACGCAATTCGGCCATTTCATGATGGGGTCGGCGCGCGCGTTCGGGCATCGCATCACGGTCAGCGGCGCCTATGGTTCCGACGGCCTTCCCTGCAGCGTGCCGCCCGACGTCTACGCCAAGGCGGTTCCAGTCCCGCCGGTGCTCGTTGAGATGTGAAACAGGGGCGGCGGGTGGAACGGTGCCGGCAGTGAAGCGCCGCTCATGCGGGAATGGGCGCGCAAGACGTTTCCAAAGAACGGCAAATAAAACCCTAGGGGGACGGAATGGGAGCAAACTCCCGTTCTGTCCCTTGATCTTCCCGCGGCCGCGGGAATCCGAGTCGAATCCGAGCCGCGCCAGGTTGACAAGCGAGAAAATATCTGCATCTAATGCGAACAGCTCCACGCCTGGGAAACCCACGAAGCCCCATGCGATCCAGGGGTCGCCGGCAACCAGCGGAGCGCAATGCCGGCGCCGGCCGGCGGCTTACCTGGACTCCGAGCCGCCGGCCGTTCTCGAATCCGAGCCCGCCAAGGAATCCGAGCCATGGTCGATCGCGTGTTCGCAATCGCCGGCGACTGGGCACTGGCCAGCGACGGCATCCAATGGATGCTAATGCGCCAGCGCAAGGGTCCGCAGCCGTGGTATCCCGTCTCATTCGTCCATTCCAGCCGGGATATCCTCGCCCGCTGTATGCATGAGAAGGGCGTGGGGCTTGATTCAGCCGCTCAATTGCTTTCCGGGCTACCTGACACCTTCGACCAGTGGAAAACAGCCTCAGACGCCTCCTAATTACGTTCCTCCGTACAGGAAACAGCTATGACCCCCGACGAGGCAAAGGCTCTCCACGCCGTCGCCAGCGAGCTGGAGCGGCGCGCCAGCGACATGCGAGACCAGTACCGCCGCTCGCTCGCCCGTGGCTGGCACTCCACCTGGTCCGAATCCTGCTTGATACAGTCAACAAAGCTGTCGGCCTGGGGCGCCTTCTGCCATGCGCTCGCCGACAAGTACGAGATACGCGGGCCGCACGGCGACACCCCGCCCCCAGAATCTGAGTCGGCGTCTACCAGTGCGGCCGCGCCAGCTCTCGACTCCGAGCCGTACACTACGATCGCCGTGGAGCCTGGCGCCGTCTACACCGGTCCGCCGGGGCCGCGCGTCGCCGACCTGCCGCCAGCGTCCGAAGTTTTTCTCGACGATGGCAAGAGTCCGCCGCGTTTCGTAGAATCCGAGCCGGCCAGCGGTTCCGAGCCTGCCTCGCCCAGCGGGCCGCAGAGCGTCGTGAACACCGCTGGCCGGTTCGGCGCCACGGTATCAGGCTACAAGAGGTAGCCCCATGCAAGCGAGCGTGAAACGGGAGTCGCCTCCATGCAAACGATCGTGAAAGCCTATCGCGTCAACGCCGCCCGCGCCGTGTGGGAGCTGTGGGACGAGCGCGATCCCCGGCAAACGCCCAACGAGCGCGGCTACATGGTCCGCTACTTCCCCGATGACGGCATTTGCTCGTTCAACGTCACCGGCTGCGCGTGGATAGTTCCGGGGACGCTGCAATGAAGGGTGCCCAAGCCGTGACCCCGTTCGAGTGGCTGCTTGTCCTTATCATCCTCACCATCCTGGAGTATTGGCCATGAGACTGGTGATCTCGTCCGGCCACGGCAAGTATGTGCGCGGCGCATCGGGATTGATCGACGAGGTTGACGAGGCCAGGCGAGTGGTCGCTTCCGTGATCGACAAGCTGCGGCGCACCGGCCACATGGTGATCGAGTTTCACGACGATACCAGCACGACGCAGCAGCAGAATTTACAAACCATCGTTAATTTTCATAACGCGCAGCAGCGCGATTACGACGTTTCCGTGCACTTCAATGCCTACGTGGCGACGCAAGGCGCGCGCGGCACCGAGGTGCTGTACGTGACGCAACAGGCGGCGGCCACCAAGATTGCCGCTGCGATCGCTGACGGCGGCAACCTGCTCAATCGCGGCGCCCACAAGCGCACCGATTTATATTTCTTGAACAAAACCAACAAGCCCGCGGTCCTCATTGAGGTTTGCTTCGTCGATGCCGCCGAGGACGTGAAGAACTACCAGGCCAATTTCGACTCGATCTGCTCGGCCATCGCATCGGTCCCGGCCGAGCCTGTGGTGGTTGGAGGGGACACGTCGAATCCGCCATCCGAAATCCCGCTATCGACTGATCGTCCTCCGGTTCAATTCACAGGCAAATGCTCGTGGTTCGGCGGTCCCAATGATACGGGCGTCGCGCCCGACGAGGGGCTGGCGTTCATCTACTCGTACGACCAGCGCCCCGACCTGTTCCTCCCGCAGCAGCCGCCAGGGACGACCGGGCTGGCGCGTCGATTGGATCCCGAGGGCTTCTATGTCGCCTGCCGTTGGGATTACGGCGTGACGCCGAAGACCATGCTGGCCGATAAAAAGCGGGAGGCGGTCGTCAGCGCCGGCAATCGCTTCTTTCTCGCTTCCCCCGCCGACTGGGGGCCGCACGGGCAGACTGGCCGCGTGGCCGACCTGTCCCCTGGTTTGATGGAAGCACTGGGCATCAAAACCGACGACACCGTCACCGTGGAGTATCCCGCTACATGAAGGAGCCGACCATCATCCGGGAGAACGGCAACGAGCACTTTCGTGCCCGCTGGTGGAGAAAGAACGTGGTGCGGTTGACGATCGCCGAGCTGAGCAAGCTGACCGGCTACTCGCCCAATGCGATCTACCGTTTTGAAAGAGGCTGCACGTCGGTCGGGGAGCCGCATGCGCCGGAAGCCTGGCGGCGCTACCGCATGGTGTGTGCCGGCGTTACCAGGGGAGAGGCATTTGACTGGGATAGATGATAAAGCTGACGAGCTGCTGCTGTCTCCTGACGACGAGATCAAGCTGCAATGCCCGCTGTGCGGCGGCAACAATCTGCACCACGACAACGTGCTCGTGTACTTTCGCCCGCACGACGATAGCGAGCAGACTTATCTGCTCGACGTCAAGCCGCCTAATGTAACCTACGACCTGCATGCGTATTACAATCCCAGCAGCCGCAGGGATGCCGTCGGCATCAGGTTCATGTGCGAGACGTGCGATCTCAATGCGGAGCTGCAAATCGTGCAGCACAAAGGGGCGACGTACATGAAATGGCGGTTCGTCGGCAATTCCGAGTACGTCAAGGATAAGGAAAATGTCAAGTCGATACTGCCGCTCAGGAAAGTCTGAGATGGACATCGTGTGCCTCGATTTCGAGACGTTCTTCAGCAAGGATTACACCTTGCGGAAGATGACGACCGAGGCATATGTTCGCGATCCCCGGTTTGCCGCGCATGGAGCGGCCTTCAGTTGGAACGGAGCCCCGCCGCAATGGTTCCCCGCTTACAACTTGCGAGGCATTCTTAACCAGCTCGACATGCGGCAAACCGGGGTCCTTTGCCATCACGCGCAATTCGACGGGCTGATCCTCTCTCACCATTTTAATGTCCGCCCCGCCTTCTGGTTCGACACCTTGAGCATGGCGCGACAGATACTGGGGACGCACGTCTCCGCGTCGCTCGACTCGCTCGCCAGGCATTACGGGCTGGCCGCCAAGCAGGTCCCCTATGCGCTGTTCAAGGGCAAGCACTGGCACGAGCTGGATGACGTGACGCAGAAGATGGTGGCAGATGGCTGTTGCCATGACGTCGCCTTGACCTGGGACATCTTCCGTCGCTTCCTCAAAGAATTCCCGCGCGATGAATTGAAGCTGATCGACCTGACTATCCGCATGTTCACCGAGCCGGTGCTGCGCGGCGACGTCGCATTATTGGCTAAGGTGTGGGAGGACGAGCAGCGGCATAAGACCGACCTGATGGAGTCGATCGGAGTCACTGCCGACGACCTGCAATCGACCGCCCGCTTCGTCGAGCTGCTGGAAGCCGCGGGCGTCGAGGTGGAGTACAAGGCCAATGACAACGGCATCATGATTCCGGCGATCGCAAAAACCGACCAGTTCATGCGGGACTTGCTGGAGGATGACGATGATTACGTACGCGGGCTGGCTCAAGCTAGACTTGGCGTTCGATCCACCATTGACCAAACAAGAGCAAGCCGCCTTGGATTTATGGCTAACAGAGGCACTATGCCGGTTTATCTTAAATATGGGGGCGCGCATACAACACGTTGGTCCGGTGGAGATAGAGTCAATTGGCAGAATCTGCGCCGTGGAAGTGATCTCCGAAAGGCCATATCCGCACCAGAAGGGTACCTCCTGGCAACCATCGATCTATCTCAAATCGAATGCCGAATCCTGAACCTGCTCGCCGGGCAGGAGGACAAGGTTGATGACTTCCGCGCCGGGCGCGATCCTTACGTGGGCGTCGCCAGCGAGGCTTATGGGCGGGAGATCACCAAGGAGGACAAGGCCGAGCGCGGCATGGGCAAGCAGTCCGAGCTGTCGTGCGGCTACGGCTGCGGCGCGGCACGCTTTCAAGCTACTGCCAAGTCGGGGAATTACGGGCCGCCGGTCAAGCTGACGCTCGACGAAGCGGATTATTTCGTGAAGGTCTACCGCTTCACCCATCCGGCCGTGGTGGCGCTATGGCGGCAAGCGGACCAGGCACTGATTCAGATGGACCGCATGGCCTCGTGGAGATGGGGGCCGTTATTGATTGAAAATCGGCGCATTTATTTGCCCAACGGGGGATGGATAAACTACGAGACGCTGAACTGGTTCAACGGCGACATGAAAGTAGAAGGCAATCAGTTTAACGATAACCGCGTGCTGAGTCTTCCCGACCAGGGATGGCGCATGCGGACCCGTTTCGGGTGGTCGAAGATGTACGGCGCAAAATTAGTCGAGAACGTCGTTCAGGCCATGGCGCGCGTGGTCATGAGCCAGGCCATGGTCCGCATCGCCGATGCCGGTATCCGCATCGTCAACTCCGAGCACGACAAGGTGGCGGTGGTATTGAAGCAGGATGGCACCGAGCAGGAGGCTTTTGAATTTTGTAAGCAGGAGATGGTGCGGGTGCCGCCATGGATGCCCGACCTGCCGCTCGCGTGCGAGGGGCACCTGGGGGAGCGGTACGAGTGATTACCTGGGATTGCTGCGAGACCTGTATCGGCTGGAGCCGCAAGACGGAGTACACTGGGACGTGCAATCAGGACAATTCCCTGGCGTGCGGCACGACGACCGATTCCCGGTTCCGCTGCCCCGCCTATCAGCGAGGAGGCCGTCATGGCGAGAGGAAAGATGGCGAAGGTAATGCACGAGTACAAGGAAAAGAAGCTGCACTCGGGCTCGAAGAAGGGGCCGCCGGTGAAGTCCCGCAAGCAGGCCATCGCGATCGGCCTGTCTGAAGCCCGCAAGGCCGGCGAGAAGGGTGCCGCCAGGCGGCGGGAAAAGAGACTCGAGAACGAGCCTATGTGATGAAAAAGTTACCAGAACGCTTTCAAAGCAAGATACTACCAGAACCCAATTCAGGGTGCTGGTTTTGGAACGGTGCTATTGATTCGCGCGGTTACGGAAGAATTTCAGTAGCCGGTAAAAATAAATTGGCGCACCGAGAAGTCTTTCTGCGGCTAAAAAGAAATTTAGCCGCAGAAGAATGTCTAGATCATCTGTGTAGAATACGATGTTGTGTTAACCCTGAACACTTGGAACCTGTAACTTTGGCAGAAAATATACGTAGAGGTAATCACAAGTACAACAAACTAAAAACTCATTGCAAGTATGGGCATGAGTTTAACATTGAAAACATTCGTTTTTATAAAACTGAACGGGCGTGCCGAGAGTGTAACAGGATACGCATGCGTAGGAGGAGACAAACGTGAGGTTGCCACCGTGGTCCTACTCCATGCTGCGCGACGAGGGCAATTGCCCCCATCTCGCTTATCGGCGGTTCATTAAAAAAGACCTGCCCAAGCCCAAGAGCAAGGCGTTGCAGCACGGTATTGACGTGCACGAAGCCCTGGAGAAGCGCATCCGGGACAACGAGCCGCTGGCGACCGAGCACGCAAAATATGAGCCGTGGGCAATGTGCTTTGATAAAAGAGTGTGCGCGGTCGAGATGAAGCTGGGCGTCACCAGGGAGGGGCGGCCTTGCGACTTCTTCGCCGAGGACGTGTTCGGCCGCGGCAAGGTGGACGTCGTTTACTCACCCGCAGCCAAGCGGCTGCACGTCTACGACTGGAAAACCGGCAACGTGCGGGAAGACCCGCACGAGCTGGAGATACAGGCGCTTTTACTGCAGGCCCGCTTCCCCGACGTGACCGACCTGCGCGGCTGGTATGTGTGGCTGAAAGAGGACAGGCTGGGCGAGGAGCACGACCTGAGCAACACCCCGCGCACCTGGCGCAACGTGCTGGAGACGGTGTTCACGATGGAGAGCCGCACCAGCGACACCGACTGGGTGAAGAAGCCGGGGCCGCTGTGCGCCTGGTGCGAGGTGAAGGACTGCGAGCACAACAGGAACAAGAATGCATAAATACAAAAAGGGTGATGTCCGTTACACCGACGACCACGGCAAGTCGGAGGAGAAATGCTCCCTGTGCTGGTGGTGGGAGGGTAAGGAGACGTGCGCGATCGTCTCCGGGGTGATCGATCCGGACGGATGGTGCATGAAATTCGCGTGGGATGATAGCGACCGATGAAAGCCGTTCGCCTCTGGATTACCGACGATTTCAGCAAGTGGGTGGACGTGCCGATCCCGGAAGGCGGCACCTTCATCGGCATGCTGGCGCAAGCCCGGTTCGAGAACGGTTTCACGACGCCGACGCTTCACGTCCCATGGAAGTCGGTTCATCTCGCTTTCGAGGTAGAGATAGCAGGGCCGTTGATTAAAGGGATAATGCTCAATTGAGGACGCCCGAGGGATACGTCAAGCACGATATCCGCATGTGGCTGGAACGCCAGGGAGCCTACCTGTTTCTCCCGGTACAGACCGGCATGGGCAAGCGCACGCTCGATATTATTTGTTGTCTCAACGGGTTGTTCATCGCGATTGAAGTGAAGCGCGAAGGCGGGCGCAAGGCCACCAAGCCGCAGCAGCGCATCATCGAGGAGATCGAGCAAGCCGGCGGCATCGCGTTCGTGACCGACAGCCTGCGGCATTGCCAGGAGGTTTTGTTCGGTAGAGGTATTTTAAGGCGGCTTGATCTTGCTTTATAATCGTGTTACCCTTGATACGTGTCTAGTCGATCAAAATACGTGCCGGTTTGGCCCTCCTTAGCTAACCGCACATTAAAAACTGGTGTATTATGCGCTCCCTACAGCGAGCGCGGCAACGACCTGTACGAAACACCACCGGTCGCCCTGGAGGCTCTCCTGAAAGAAATAAAACTCCCCTATTACGTTTGGGAACCAGCTTGTGGCCATGGCAACTTGGTGAACGTGTTGGCCAAGGAACACGCCGTTTATTTCTCTGATATAATGGATTACGGTATTCCAGGGCAACATGTTTTGGATTTTCTATCTATCAGCGTTCGCCAGTTTTCGGGAGCAATCGTAACTAATCCGCCGTTCAAACATGCCGAAAAATTCGTTGAAAAGGCTTGTTCGATATGTCCAACCGTGATAATGTTGTTAAGGCTTGCGTTTCTGGAGTCCGAGCGTCGTTGCCCAATCTTGGATAACGGCACGCTGGCCGACGTCTACGTGTTTCGCAAGCGGCTGCCGATGATGCACCGCGCCGGCTGGGAAGGCCGCAAGGCCAACAGCGCCATGGCGTTCGCCTGGTTCATATGGAAGCGTGACCATCGGGGGCCGATCGTCCTTCACCGTTTGTCGTGGGAAAAATGACCCAGCTGTTCCACTCCCCACGGCTACATGGCAAGGAAACGATGACAATAGCGGCGCTCTATGTCGAGACGGATGGTTGCTACTACAATCTTCCCGGCATCGACCCGTGGGATATCCGCCGGGACGCACGCCTGTATGCTGGACCTTACCCCGTGGTCGCGCATCCGCCCTGCCAGCGGTGGGGACGTTTCTGGCACGGCAGCACGGCCAGGCCGCACCAGTATCGCCTGGGCGACGATGACGGCTGCTTTGCCGCCGCGCTCCAGGCGGTGCGACAATGGGGCGGTGTGCTGGAGCACGTTGCCGACAGTCATGCCTGGAACCATTTTAGACTCGCGCGCCCGCCACGTGGGGCCGGCTGGATCGCGGCCGACGATGAGGGGGGATTTACCTGCTACATCGAGCAGGGACACTATGGCCACATGGCGCGCAAGGGAACATGGCTTTACGTCAATAGAACCTTGCTGCCGGAGCTGCAATGGGAACGTTTGCCGCAACGGTTATCGCCGATTGCACTTGACAGGTACGGTTACGAGAAAGCGCGTCGAATTGGCATCGTGGCCATGGTAGGGGGGAAACGCAAGACTGAGATACGGAACGCCACGCCGCTGCCGTTTCGGGATTTGTTAATTGCGATGGCGCGGAGCGTTGAAAGATGACTCAATTATTCCACTCTCCCGAGCGCAACCTGCTGGTTTACGAGACCGGCAAGGTGGCGGACGTCGTGCGCTACGTGCCGGATGCCAAGCAGCTCAACGGCTCCTATGTCGCCGTCCCTAAAAATTTACACAACATGCAGCTCCTGCGCTGGCTCGACTTGCCGGTGCTGCCGCCGATGGACGGTTACGATTGGCCGCGGGCGCAGGGGTTCACGCCGACCGCTGCGCAGCGGACCATGGCCAATTTCATGGTGCTGCATCCCCGCTCGTTCAACCTGTCCGACATGGGCACGATGAAGACCCTCGCCACCCTGTGGGCGGCCGACTTCATCATGCGTCAGCACCCGGAGGGCTCCTGCCGTGCTGTCATCGTCGCGCCGCTTTCTATCCTCCAGCGAGTATGGGGAGACGCGATTTTTCGCCATTTCCTTGGCCGCAGAACTTACCAGATTGTGTACGGAGATGAACGAAAAAGAAAAGATTTGCTACAACAGCCGGCCGATTTTTATATCATTAACTTTGACGGTCTTGGCGTCGGGGCGCAAACCCGCAGAAAATTCGAGCTGGCCGGCCTGTCTGCGCAATTTAGAGATCGGGCTGACATACGAATTGCCATCATCGACGAAGCCAGCGCCTACCGAGATAGCAGAACGAAGCGCAGCCGAATTGCGCGAATTTTGTTTAGCCCTGAAAGAAGGCCGTATCTTTGGCTTCTTACCGGCACCCCCACTCCGAATGGACCTTGCGATGCATACGGTCTAGCGCGCCAGGTCAACAATGCGTTCGGCGAGTCGTTCGTGTCCTTCAAGCAGCGCACGATGATTCAAGTCAGTCAATACAAGTGGATTCCTCGCGCCGGGTCCAACGAGATGGCGCGTAAATTATTGTCGCCCGCCATCCGCTTCGGCATCGAGCAGGTGTGGGATGGACCGGAGCTGACGTACCAGCAGCGAGACGTGGAGCTGACGCCGCAGCAGCGCGAGCTGTTCAAGTCGCTGCGCAACCAGCTGCAGGTCGTGGTCAACAACGAGCCCATTACCCCGGCCAACGAGGCCGCTGCCCGCTTGAAGTTTTTACAAATCAGCATGGGCGCCATCTATGACCACGCGCACCATTCCCATCCGGTGGACGCCTCCCCACGCTTCCGCGAGGCAGAAGCAGTGATCGAGCAAACCGACCGCAAGGTGGTCATCTTCGTACCCTTGACAAACGTGCTACACTTGTTAAGGTCGCACTTGTCCAAGCGGTGGTCGTGCGGCGTGCTCAACGGAGAGGTGTCGGTGAAGGACCGCAACGAGTTGCTGGCAAGGTTCGCAAGCAGCGAGCACCCGCACATCATCCTCGCCGACCCGCAAACCACCGCGCACGGCATCAACGAGCTGGTGGCCGCCGACACTATCATATGGTTCGGGCCGACCGATAAGACCGAGCTGTTCATTCAGGGCAATAAAAGATTACACAGGCCCGGTCAAAAATATCCGGTGACAGTGGTGCAGCTCGTATCGCACGCGATCGAGCGGGAGATATTCCGCCGGTTGGAGAACAACGAGTCGCAGCAAGGAGTCCTGCTGCGCGCGGTGAAGGAGGGCAAGCTATGACGTTCAAAGCCGATGAATTGATTGCCAAGGCGTTGGAGATCGACCGCCACATAAAGGCGCGCGAGGAAGCCTTGGCGGAAGAACTGAAGCCGTACAAGGAAGGCCGCCAGGCAATCGAGGGCGTGCTGTTGCAAATGCTCAACGATGCCGGCGCGCAGAATTTCAAGACGGACGAAGGCACCGCTTACAAGACACAGATTCTCCACCCCAAGGTGGTCAACCGCGATGACTTCCTTAAAGTGTGCGTGGACAACTGGACGAACGGCGGCGGCGCCATGCTGCAGATCGGCACCATCAAGGGCGGCGTCAAGGACTGGCTGGAGACCCACGAGCAGGCCCCGCCGCCCGGTGTAGAAATCAGCTACAGCATCAACCTCAACATAAGGAAATCATGACATGACGAAGAATCTCCCCGCCTACCTGGCCGGGCGAAAGAGCCTGGTCCGCACAGTGACCGAAGAATTCGGTCTCGTGCTGCCTCCCCGTATCTCCATCAGGGGCAGCCGCTTTACCATGATAAACGCCGGCGGCGAGCTGCTGCCGCTGGAGACGCTGCACCTCGACTGCATCATCCTCGACATGAGCGATCAGTACGTGCGGCGCTACTATGCCGGCTCGTTCAGCGACGTTGAGCGGCTGCCGCCGACCTGTTTCTCGGACAACGGAGTGGCGCCGTCCTCGCGCGCCAGCCAGCCGCAATCCGCGCGTTGTGATTCATGTCAATGGTCCAAGTGGGGGTCCGACGTCAGCGCGAAGACCGGCAAGGGCATTCCAGCTTGCCAGCAGCGCATCAAGCTGGCCGTCCTCGTGGTCAGTGTCGATGCCCGCAACACCACCGTGACGCCGATCGCCAACGGCCCCTACATGCTGGAGGTTCCTCCCGCTTCGCTGACCGGATTCAAGAATTACTGCAAAGTGATCTCGTCTCACGCGGACACCGACCTGTTCGATATCGTGACCCGCGTCACGTTCGACCCCAAGCAGGTGGGCACCTTCGTGTTCCGCCCGCTGGCGGCAGTCCCTGACGAGGTCAAGGCGGTCTTCTATGGCTGGCCGGTCGGCACCACCGACACCTACGTAGGCAGGGACGACGAGCCCTATACCGGCGAGATCGACCCGGAGCAGATCGTTGCGCCCGCCAGGGGACAGATTGCCCCGCCCGCCGAGCCAATCCGTCCCTTGACACCCGCTCCGCAGCCGCAAGGGCAGCGCGTCGGCGATTATCCGTTCTTGCCGGTCCAGCAGCAGGCTGCCACCCAGCCGGTTGCTCAGCCGGCCGAGTTCAAGCTGCAGCCGGCACAGCCGGCCACGGTCGAGACGCCGAAGCGCGGTCGCCCGGCCGGTGCCCGCAACAAGCCGAAGGAAGCGACGCCCGCCCCGACGTCCGCGCCGTTCTTGCCGGCGCCGGCGGCTAAGGATGAGGATATCCCCGACTTCCTGCGGCGTCCGCCACCGGCACAACCGGCGGCGCCCGCTCCCGCGCCTGCCCCTAGTTTTGGTATGCAGTCGTCCGCGCCGGTTCCCAATGCCGACCTGATGGCGACGCTGGATCGCGCAATGGGGCTCAAGACATGAAGACTTTTGCGCAGCGGCTGGAGCATTGTTGCGAGTATGGCAGTTTGACGACGGCCGATCTCGCGATATGGTTTCAGCGAGCATACCCCACGGTACGAACCTGGCGTTACGACGGGCGGCTGCCGTGGGGGCCGCCGGGCGAAGAAGTCATTCGCCGCCTCAAAATACTGGAGACAAAAATCGACGAAGGCGAGTGGTTTCCGGTGCCGATTCTACTGACGTGGCAACATAGACGGTCCTACATGGAAAAGGCCCGCAGCAATGCCATCCCCACTAATCGCTCAAGCGTTGACCTTTCTTCTGCCCCGCGCCAAGTTCTACGTGGCCGTTACCGATATTCACGGTCAAAAGTCTAACCGTTTCTTCGAGTCAATCGAAGACCTGGCTGCTTATATCGGCGAGCAGGACCGGCTAGGGCATACCGTCTACCACGCATGCGCCACCTTCAAGCTGCCCCAGGGCAACCGCCCTGGGGTGCGCGACCTGGGGCGGTCGCAAGCCAACGTCGCCTTCCTCCGCAGCCTGTTCGCTGACATCGACGTCGGTCCCAACAAGCCGTACCAGGAAGCAGCCGACGCCCTGATGGCGCTCGATGCGTTCTGCGCGGCCGCGGGCATGCCGCCGCCGACGATCGTCTCGTCCGGCCGGGGCTTCCACGCCTACTGGGTGCTTGAGGACGACCTGACGCTGAACGAGTGGCAGCCGTATGCGCGTGGTCTCAAGGCGCTGTGCTACAAGGCCGGACTGAAGATCGACCCGGCGAGGACCGCCGACGGCAGCTCCATCCTGCGCACGCCGGGGACGACATGGCGCAAGGAAGACCCGCCCCGGCCGGTGAGATTCATCCAGCAAGAAGGACCGTACGATGTCCAAGATTTTGAATTTCTCAAAGCCGTCGAGCCCCGACGACCCCATGATGGTAGAGTGGCTGGCGTACATCGAGGCCCGCAACCGGCGTACCTCGCCGGAAGAAGTGATGGACTTGCTGGAGCAGCAGCTAGACTTGCATATCCAAATAATAGAAGCGGCGAGCGAATTGCTGACGCGTGTCCGCAAATGGCGAAACTGCGAGCAACAGGCGGCAATGTTAGCGAGCCTCATTGGCACCACTGTCTCGGAGTGCTCGCATTTTGCCAGGATGGTGAGCGCCTGGGGCATGAATGGTCCTCCCGCGAGTATGACACTTACACAGAAGAAGAAACCCAGGGGCGGCTCGACCGCTGGAAAGACTTCGGCCCGCCGTACTGCCAAACCTTCCACGACGTGGTCGATTCGACCACTTGCGAAAACTGCCCCCACTGGGGAACAATCACCACCCCGATCGTCCTCGGGCAAGACGACGGACGACCCGAGCCCGCCCCCGCCGAAATCGGCGGCGTGACCATCCCGCCGCTGCCGAAGGATTTTGCGATCAACGGCAGCGGGCTGGTGCTCAAGGCAGCCAATAACCACACAGATGTTGACCTGGTTATTTCCAAGCATCCCATCTTTCTCGAAACCGTACACCGCGGCGAGATCAAGGGCGATCACACCCTGTCGCTCAAGCACGGGCTGCCGCACCGCGGGTGGGAGAACATCTTCGTCCCCGCCAGCACCCTGTTCGGCAGCGGCGGGATCGCGTTCCTGTCCGACAAGGGCATCACGATCCACGATACTCAACATTTCCTGCGCTTCGTGCGACACTCCATCGATATGTACCATGACCAGCAGGCGACCGTCGTGCGCGCCGAGCAGTTCGGTTGGAAGGAGGACGACAAGGCGTTCCTGTTCGGCCTCAACCTGTACCGCGCCAACGAGGTTGTCGTCCCGGCGGCCGGTGACGACGAGATCGTGTGGCGGTCGAAACACGTCGGGCTGGCCAAAGGTGGATCGCTTCACCGCTGGAAAGAGCTTGCTAACAACCTTTTCGCTGGTGGCTGCGAAGGTCAGTCGCTGGCCCTGCTGGCGAGTTTCGCCGCCCCCCTCCTGCGTTTTCTCTCCGTCGATGAAGGGGGTGCGATTCTCTCCCTTGTCACGCGTGCGAGCGGCAAGGGGAAGTCAACGGCTCTGGCCGGCGCTTGCTCCGTATGGGGCGATCGTGACGGCCTCGGTTTGACGCGAAGGGATACCGGGAACACCAAGGGTCTCACATTGGGTGCACTGGGCAACCTCCCCGTCGTCTACGACGAGATTGAGACGAAAGACCCTCAAGTCGCCCGCGATTTCGTTCAGACGTTCACCGAAGGCCGCGACAAGATGCGCGCCACCAGGAGCGGCGAGATCAAGCACACCGAGAACCGCTGGCAGACGCTGCTGATATCCGGCTCCAACAGCAGCCTGCTCGACACCCTGTCGTCCGATGGCGCCCAGGCGCCGGCCACCCGCATTATCGAGATGAGCTGCGATCTCCCCAAGGGGCTGCAGCATCACCTGGGCGACAAGCTGAAGAATGAGCTGCTAAAAAATTACGGCTACGCCGGGGACGCCTACCTGCGCTACCTGATGAACAACATGGACTGGGTCAAGATGGCGCTGGAGCAGGCGGCCGATGCTGCCTGGAAGAAGACCAATTACCCGTCCGAGTGCCGCTTCTGGATCAGGACGGTAGCGGCGATCCAGGTGGCCGGCCACATCGTCAAGGGGCTGGGGCTGCTGGAATTTTCCCTCGATCGCCTGATGAGCTACCTGTTCCAGCGGCTCGACATGCAGCGCCCTGCCCACCTGATCGCCGCCATGGACGGCGACGCCTGGGCGATCGACGCCCTCGGGCAGTTCATGCAGGAGCATCACAGCGGCACCATGGCGGTGCAGCACCGGTTCCGCATGGGGCGCAAGGAGTTCGTCCATCTGCGGCCGCGGGACCCGCTGGTGATCCGTTACGAGACGGAGGAGAACCGCTACCTGATTGCGATGACGGCGCTGCGCAAATGGCTGGTCAAGCAGCAGCTGCCGTGGAACGAATTTTTTATGTACCTCAAAACCAAGGGCGTGGCGGTCGGCATCACCAATTGCACGCTGGGCGCCGGCACCGAGTACCCGTCGGTGCGCGTGCCCGTGCTGGAGGTTTGCTCCAATCACAGCCTCTGCATCGGGATGGAGCCGCAGATGGACCAGGACAAGGTGGTGCGGCTGGTCGATGGACGCGAGGCCCTGTTCAGGAAGGCTAATTGAGCGGCGGCGGGATACGCTTCTTCTCCTCCTCCGCGATCAGCTTCAGCAGCTCAGACAGGTTGTCGCTCTCCTGCTTGCGCAATTGATTTTCATCCACGCGGAGCTGCGAGCCGATGAACAGTTGCGCAGCGATCAGGTGGGCGCGCATGACCGATGCAAAATTATTTTTATCGGGATCGAGCGGGATCAGCAGGATGGCGCGCGCCTTGGCGATCGATAAACGCGTGCCTTCCCTCAGTGCATCTGCGAGTAATTCAGATTCGTCGCATAGCCGTGACTCTGCAGTTGCGGCAGCTGTTTCGCCAGCCGTCTCCCAATATCGGTTCGATACATTGGGGAGTTGGGCACTATCAAGCGCCCCATACGGCGGTAGCACGTCAACGCGGCGTCCTGCACGGTCGGCCCGGTCGCCGTCATCACCAGCACGTAGTCCCCTGCCGTCACGATCATCGGCCCCTGCATGATCGCCTGGCCGTTCTTCTGCGGCACGTCCTCGCCCATCATCATCTCGCACGGGTGGATGTGCTTCCACATGCTGGGACGGGCGTTGTAGATAGGAATCCCCGCCACTTCCTTTTTTGTCAAATGGGAATACGGATAGTCGGGGATCGCCAGGACCACCCCCAGGCTCACTAAATCGGGCACAAAGACGCGGGCGTCCCGGCCCTTTGCCAAATCCTGTAGCCATTCTACGCAGTCTCCCTCGTGCACCGGCTGCTGTATGTTGAACGTCGGCCAGCCGGGACGCATGGTGAACTCAAGCGGCCAGGGCGTCCCCTTCTCGTCGATGATGGTGTTGACGTCGATATATCCCACATAGGCCAGCTTATCCAGCGCATCCGTCAGCGGGACCAGCAGCTTGCGGGCAAGTTTTGAATCCGGGACGTAGCGCAGCACCGTGCCCTGCTCGCCGGTCGCCATCCCGAGATCGTCGTTCATCAGCTTCTTGAACTCGAAATTCTCGCACCAGCCCTCGTTCCAGCCCCCTGGCCCGAACCAGCCGCCGATCGCCATCTCGATCCCCGGCTTGAACTCCTGCAGGATGAACGGCGTCTTCAGCTTGCCGATCTTCTTCCATCGTTGCAGCATGTAGACCATGTCTTCCGGTGAATCCGAGCAGTACGACAATGCCTTGTCGGCATCCCCCGATGGCTTGCTGACGAACCGCTGGTCCGTTTTCTTGACATGCGCAATGGCGGCATCGTAGTCCGCGAACTCCCTCGACGGGATGACGGCAATGCCGTGCTTGCGCAGCACCTGCTGTCCCTCGGTGCGATCAAGCTCCCACTGTGCCGACTCCTGCGAGGCCGAGATCACGGCGGCCTTCGGGTACTCCGCGCGGAAGGCGTCGAGGTTGACCAGGTAGAACGTGTTGTCAGTGTTGAAGATCAGGTCGGCCCAGCGCAGCCACGGCTTGAAATCATCCACCACGGTGACGAGGCCCTTGCCAATCAGGGCGTTCTTGGGAATCGGCCGCTTGAATAATTTAACCTCGTGCCCGTGGGCCTGCGCCCGCATGGCGAAGTCGAGGCCGTTGCCGGCGGGATCAATCACCAGGACGCGCATCTTTGTTTTCTGCTGTCGGGACAGGCTCCTGCTCCTCGTCCCGGCGCGCCAGCAAGGCCGGATGCCCCAGCGCAGGATGAATCAGAGCCGGCATCCCGTAAGGCCAGCGTCGCAATGGCTTATTCGCTGGAGGCTGCTGCGTCATTTGTACCCGCTAAACTCCCGCTGCTGACGTTCTTTGATTTCTTCCAGCTTGCGTTTGAACAAAACCATGTCCTCGCTAACGTCCTCACCACGCTGTTGCTTCTGCGCGATGGCGTGCCGCTGCGCCGATATCCACTTTTTCATCTCGATGCTGCCCATGCCCTTGGCGGTGCCCTCCGGGTCTTGCAGGGACGATGGCGCTGGCCGGATGCCGGCGGCAGCCTCCAGCGGCTCGATCGCAGACCCTATTTTCTCCCCTGACAAAATGGCCTTGACGGATATCGGCACCATGGAGCCGCCGACGTGGTTGAGGTAGTCGCCGAACCATTCCGGCACGGTGGCACCGGGGCGGATGAATGGGTCGCTGCGCCAGTCGCTGCCGCCGTGTCCCATCACGGCGCCCAGCGTCTCGCCGAGCAGGCGCGGGCCGGTCGCGATCTTGTTGATGGCTTCCTGCTTGGCATCGTTGTACCAGCCGAACACGTCTTTCTGGTATCCCGGCAGCATCGCCCGTTCCGGCACTTCGCCCTTGCCGCCGAAGCCGGGAGCCACGCCGCCGGTGCGCGGCGCCATCAAGTCCTCGATGCTCTCCGGCCCCTTGCCGGTTTTAAGGTATTGATAGGCCGCGCTGAGCGCCGCCACGCCGATCGGGAACGCCGTCACGTAGGCCACCCGTGGGTCGTAGTCCTTGCTGGCGATCGACAGCCGGGACGGATCGCGCAGGCCCGCCACCACCCCACCGCCAATCTCCTTGATCGTTCCCAGGTTCCACGAGTAGGAGCGTAACCCGAGCGTTGCTGCCTGCCGGCCGAACGCGTTCCAAAATTGATTGTCGTGCACCATCTCGCCGAAACGGTTGTCGATGGAGTCCCAAATCTTGCGCGCCATGGCCACCTGCTCCTGGTGGGTGGCGCCTGGATTGGCGTCGATCCATTCCTTCATGGTGTCGTAAAAGGCGCCGTTCTTCAGCTTGGGGATATATTTCACGAACAGCGGGAAGGCGACCGTCTCCATCGTGCGCCCCACCAGCTTGGCGCTCTCGACCGCCCCTTGCCCAACCTTCCCGGCTGCTGACGGGCGGGCCAGCACGCGCTGCTTGGCTGCTTCCGCCTCCAGCCTGAGCGCGCCGCGCCGGAACGATGTCCAGAAATTCCCCATTGCGGACATCTCGTAGTCCTTGGCGTGCTCCTTTCCGGTCATGCGCGCACCGGCCTCGGTGGCAAGGTCCACGATCTTGCGCATGTCGGGAGTGCCCTGGCTGCGCCCGAGATAAACCTGCTCAACCTTGTGCCCGGTGATCGGCCTGGTGATCGGGGCCAGCGGAGCCGTCACGAGCGACCCGACCGCCTTGAGCGGCTTGCCGCCAGCGATCTGTGACACGCCTTTAGCCAGGTCGGACAAAAATGCTTCGTTGGCCATGGTGAAAGCGTGGAAACCGGACAAGCCCAGCTCAAGCGCCGTGATGGCGTTGGAAGATCGCAAGGCGGCGTCGTAGATGTTGCCGGCGGTGTCGAAGTCGTGGACACCGCGCGATATGTGGTTGTTGTAGACCCGCGCCCAGTCGGCCGGCGCGAATGCCTGCGAGCCGTCGGGGCGGCGGGCACCGCGACCCTCCAGCGCCACGTAGCCGTCCGGCACCTTGAAGGCTCCCGGCAGGCCGGACGCGCCCATCACCCTCGGCTTGACGTACTGCACCGTGCCCTGCGCGACGCCCGTCTCCAGTGCCTCGGTCGAAGCGATGAACTGGTCCATGCTGCGCACGTAGCGCAGCGCCCCCTCCAGCGGGTTGGTGGTCAGAGGAACCAGGCCATTGGCGATGCCGTCGGCAATCGTAGGGATGGTCCGGCCCTTCAGGCTCGCCCCCGAGCCCTGCTTGCTGACGCCCCCGCCGCCCGTATAGTTGTATGCGAACTGCTTGGCCTTGTTGGGGTCCTGCCAGAAGTGCGGGAAGTAGTCCGCGATGAAATGCGCCTGAGCGAACCTGGGCATCGATTGCAATTTGTTCTTGCGCTTCTCGAACTCGCCCTTGAGCGTATTGGCCAGCGCACGCAGTTGCGGCGTGTTGCCGCCGCCCATGAGCGCCCCGCCGCCTTCCACGTAGTCGAGAAAAGCAATCTGATCCTGGCGCGACAACTGGTTGACCAGATGATGCCAGGGTTCCACGGCGGCCTGTGTCATGGCCGTCTCGCGCGCCGCCGTGCCACTGGACTTGCGCAGCAACCCAGCGGCCTCCTGCGCGATCGGCGACACCGTTCCCGGCGACACTATCTTTTCGATCGGCCGCAGCAGCGTACGGATTTCCTTTCCGAAGCCGACACCGGGCAACACCAATTCGGCGCCGGTGCGCAGCGACTCCTCCGGGAGCCCGGTCGCCCTGCTGACCGGCTGGGAGAAAATTTCCTTGATCGGCGACGAGATCGGCGACGTGGCATAATCGAACGCACCGCCCAGGGTGGTCAACGCGCCAGCCGCGCGGTCGCCGCCGCGAAACATCTCGACGCCGCGCTTCATCGTCTCCATGCCCTCGCGGGCAATCTCCGGCTGATGGCGTTCCGCTTGCCGCAGGCCAGCGGCAGCCAGCCCGTAGGTGCCTCCAGCCGCGATGTCCATGTATTGGCGCATCAGCTGCGTCTGCTTGTCCTCGCCGGTTTCCTGCTCCATCCGCTGCGTCTCTTGCGGCGTGGCGTCCGGCTTGGCGTACTGCTGCTCCCACGGCATGCCGGCAGCAGGCGGTCCAGGGGCAGGTGGGCCAGCTTGCGGTGCAGGCGTGGGCGCCGGCGCATATTGCTGCTCCCACGGCATGTTCCCCGCCGCCGGCGGGCCAGCGGGCGCCCCGAGCGTGCCGCGCGGGTAGACCTCGATCTTGAGCGGCTTGCCTGGTTCGTAGGGAATTTCCCACGGGTCGGGCATTTACTGCACCCTCTCCCAGCTCTCCTGCTTGTTGGGATCGCCGCCCTTGAAGCGGTAGCCGGAACGAACGTCGCCCGGCTGCGGCGCCGGCTGCGCAGCGCCCTCCTGCTCGCCACGCGGCTGCACCTGCGGCGTGGACGTCGGCGCCGGTCCGCGCCCCTGCATGAAGTTGCGCATGCGGGTGCGCGCCTGCTCCACCTCCTGGTCCATCTCGTCCAGCAATGCTTTCTTTTCCGCCGGCTTGAGCATGTTGAAGGCGTTGCTGGCCTGCAGCGTCGCGCGAATCCTGGTCTTGTAATTATCCAGCAATTGCCCGTAAGCCTTGAAGTCCTCGTTGGTGCGATCGTGCCGGATGCGTTCCTCCAGGGCGCGCTTCTGCAGCTCCATTTTTTGGATTTTATCGTCGGCCCGCATCTCCTGGCTGGCTTGCAAGCGCGCCTCGCGCTGCTGAAACTGCTCGCCGCGCTGCTTCAAGGCAGCCGACGCCGTCCCGGCGCGAATATCCTGCCCGCGCTCCGTCGTCATACGACCGGCTGTTGCCGTCTCAGCACGTCGTTCTTGTCCTTCGCGCATAACATCGGCACGCTCGCCGGCAATTTCCTTCTGCGTCGCCAGCCGCGCCGCCGTACGTGCATCCAGCCCTTGCTCGTGCATGATCCGCAAGGTGGCGTCGATCTGCTTGCGGCTCAATTTGTTTTCTTCGGCCGCGTCGAACAGTTCCTGCCGCTGCTGGCGATCCAGCCGCTTCATGTCTGCCTTGGCGTTGGTCGAGAACTCCAGGCGATCCATGCGCGCCTGGTCCTGCTTATCTATCTCCTCCAGCCGCTGGCGCCCGCGCTCCTGCAAAAGACGCTCGCGTGATGCTTCCGCAGCAGCCGCCCGCGCATCCTTGCCTTCATCCAGCATCAGCTTGGTGGCGCGGTCGAACTCTGCTTGCGTCATGCGGTAGCCGGCCTGTTTCTCCACCTTGAGCAGTTCAGTTTCCGCACGCTCATGCGCAATGCGCTCGCGCGATGCTTCCGCACCAGCCGCCCGCTCGCCCACCGCGACGTCGTGCTTCTCTGCCCGTTCACCTACTGCAACGTCGTGCTTCTCTGCCCGCTCGCCCACCGCTACATCATGCTTCTCTGCCCGCTCGCTGACCCTGGCATCATGCGCCGCCGTCCGCGCGTCCTTGCCTTCCTCGATCATCATCTTGGTGGCGCGATCGAACTCGGCTTGCGTCATCTTGCGGTCGGCCGTCCTATCTATCTTGAGCAAATCATTCTCGGCTCTAATGCGTGCCACGTCGCGCGCGGCATCCGCCCGCGTTTCGGCCGCCTGAGTCGTAGCCCCCGCCCGCGTACCAGCTACGTCGCGCGACGTCTGCCCGCGCATGTATTCAAGCTGCAGCCGAACCTGCTCCCATTGCTCGCGCGACTCGCCCGCCATGATCGTCTTGAAGCGGTCCACGATGCCGCCGATCACTTCCGGCGGCGCCCCTGGATTGGCCCGCACCGCCATCTGCGCGACCTGCTGCCAGGTCAATGGCTGGGGTTGCTGCCCACCAGGGCGCATCCCTGGAGGCATGCCGCCGCCAGGAGGAGCAGACTGCGGCGCTTGAACCATGCCGCCGGTCGGTGCCCCGCCGACGTTGCCGACCGGGCCGGGAAACGGCTCGCCAGCGAAGCGCGCGTTAAAACCGCCACCCATGCCCCCAGGGGAGATCATCCCGCCTGGAGGCCCGCCCCCCGGTTGCGGACCCGGTTGCGGAGGCACGCTAGCGCCCATGGGCGGCCCGCCCGGTGGACCTGCACCGGGCGGCATACCGGGTGGGCCTGGTTGGGAGGGCTGCCCCGGCATGGGAGTCATGGGCTGCGCACCAGGGACCGGCGCGTTGAACAGCTGCAGCGTGCGGCCATACCCGGTATCGATTGCCTGCCCGAGTTGATACTGCTGCCCCGCCTGCGTCACCCGCTGCTGCAGCTCCTGCTTCCGCAACGGCCCCAGGTCAATATCTTGCTGCGCCAGCTTCTGGCGCTGGCGCGTCAACTCGGTGTCCTCGATCTCCTTCTGCGCATCCAGGTAGCCGCCACCGACGCCCGCCAGCCCTGAAAGACCACCAAATCCCGGTGCCATCTACGTTGCCTACGTCTGTTACGGAACCCAACTTCCAAACGGATTAGCGACGTTAAGCCCTTTGGGGCCGAGTCCGCTGGCGATGCCGGCAAGCCCGGTGCCGACCCCCTTCGCCGCCGCCTGTTGCTGGTCGGACACCGCCTTGGCCTGGGCAATCTGGTTGGCGTAAAGGTTGTTCTGCACCTGATTGGCCTGGTTGCCTAGGCCCAGGTAATTCAGGTAGTCGCTGATCTGCTGTTGCGGGATTTGTGACGCTTGCTGTCCAAACCCGCCCATCCCACCCAACAACGCCAGCTGGTTGCCGCTGATCCCTTGCGAGGCCAGATAGGGCATCGCCCCCGCCTGCTGGAACGCTCCCGGCTGCGCCCCCATCAGGTTAGCACCCGACAGCATATTCGCCACGCCGGCGTTCTGAATCCCGCTCCCCGTACCGTAGATGTTGGCCCCGGTGGCGATGTCGCTCACGCCTTGCCCCGTGATGTTGGCCGCAGTGTTGAGCCCACCGATTCCCATATTCTGCAAACCGCCGGCGGTGTTCATAATGTTGGCGCCAGCGCCCAGTGCACCGACGCCCTGGCCATAGAGACCGCCGGCGGTGCTCATCAGGTTGCCGCCCTGGCCGGCGAGCTGCCCGCCGGTGCCGAACGCCCCCATGCCGGCACCCAGGATGTCGCTCGCCGCTCCCGCCGCTTGCGCCTGCCGCTGAAGCTGCTGGTTCTGCCAGTCAATGTTGAAATTAGACATGGTCTGCCCCTCCACCCCGGCCCCGTAAGGGGTGGTGGCGACCCCGCGCGCCGCTTCGGCGGCACGCGTCTGATCCTGCACCTGCTGGGCAGTACGGTTATAGAGGGCATTCTGCGGATCGAACCCGGAGGCCAGGACCGGATTCATGTAGGGCAAGATGCTGGCCCCCGCCCCGAACGCCTGGCCGCTCTGATTGAACAGGGGCTGCGCCTGTGCGGCCGTGACGTTGCCCTGGTTCATGAACCAAGGGGCAGCGCCGAACGCTTGGTTAGCCACCGGAGCGAGATTGGTCCCCATGTTGTAGATGTTGTTGGCCATGTTGCTGGCGGCACCCGCCATCGGGAACACCGAGCCGCCGGCGTTGGCCACCACGTTGGCCAGGCCGCCCAAACTCTGCCCCGTGTTAACCTGCCCCTGCCCTATGTTTTGAATATTCTGCCCGGTGCCAAAATTCCCCAGGGCGGTGTTCATGCCCAAGTTAGAAGCGAAATTAGCCGCCCCCTGGTACTGCGCCGCGTTGGGGTCGTTGATCGCCCCCTGAGCGATCCCGCTGTACTGCGGAATGTTGTAGGTGTTGTACTGCCCGAGATTACCAATTCCGCCGAGCGCACTGTTGGCCGCACCGGTCATATTCGGCGCTTGCCAGGCGGGCGGCGCCTGCACTTGGGACGCCGGCGTGCCGCCGATCAGCCCCGCCAAGCCGCCGCCGAGCGACATCGCGCCCGCAGCCAGCATCCCCAAGCCACCGAACGGCATGTCACAACCTCATGGCAAACGTGGCCTGGGCGGGATTCAAGCCGAGACGCCTGAAGAACGCCATGCGGCCACGCATGAACTTGATGTTCTCAGTTATCAGAAGCCGCTTGGCCCCGCGCTCGCGTGCTTCATCGATCAGGTCGCGAAACCACCGCATGGCGAACCAGCCGCCGCGGTGGGCCGGATCGAGCCAGAAACGCTCCACCAGGCAGTGCAGGGTAGTGGCGTGGTTCAGCGTCGGCAGAAACAGCGCAAAGATGAAGCCCACGATCTTGCCGTCCGCGCGCGCCACCGAGACCAGGAGCGACCCCTGTAGCTCATGGGCGTAAAACGCTTTCCAGTCCACCGCCAGCGGATAATCTTCATCCTCCAGCTCCCGCCACTGCCGTACGAACAGGTCGGGGAGCTCAGGCGCAATATCCGCAAACCGCTCCAGCGCAAACGTCAGCTCAGGCTTCGCGCGGGCCGAGCGTCTTGGGTGTAGCGGCAGTACCTTGGCGGACGGCATCCTGGTTGACGCTTGGTCCGCTGTACCGGGTCGAGGCATCGCTGGCCTCCGGTGAACGGTTGTGCATCCCCTTCTGGTGAATGCGCGTCTCAGCCGCGTGGCCGTCGCCGGACGGGGAACGGTTTTTCATGGCTACCTCCTGCGTCGCACCGATGATGACTCCTCACCGGTCGGGGCTTCATGCACAGGCTCGCCGCGCGCTACCGCCTGCGCATCGGCCTGTTCCTTGTCGGCCGCCGCTACCGCTTCCTGCGCCTTCTTGTTTTCTTCCGCGCGGCGTTCAGCCAAGGCGTTGTTGTCAGGCAACGCGCCCATTGCCTGGAACTCACCCAAGAGAGCCAGGATATCGCGCAGCGCCTTCTCCAAGTTCTCCAGTCTCTGCTCCATCATGGAAGCCTCCTTCAGTACTTGATGATCTTATACAGGATCATGGTCGGCTGCACGCCTGGAACAGCGGCACCCGTCGATCCCGACGTAGTTTGACTGCCAACCAAGCCGCCGGTCACGGTGCCGCCGCTGATGTTGCCGGACGCCACCGACCCCGTGCCGCCCGTCACCGGGATGCCGCCCACCACCACGCTGCCGCCGTTGACGCAGGCACTGCACGTGGCCGTTTGGCCGGCCGCCGTCGTGCCGGAAACAGTGATGTTGTTGACGCTGGCCCCCGGAGGCACGCCTGCATTGGCAGTATTCTGCGAGTTTGTAGAGCTTGCCGGGTTGAACCCCGTCACCGCTACGCCGGCGCCAGTGGTGGCAAAATTGTTGCCGAGCGTGTAATTTATGGTCGTCGTGATGAATTGGTTGGCGTTGCTAGACGACACTGTCGCGGGCGTCACCGCTGCCGCCGATACGCCCGCACCGCTTACAGCCGGGTCATGACCGGTCGCAATCGTCTGCGGAGAGACCGTCACGGTGCCACCGGTGACGCAACCGGTACACGAGATGCTGGCACCCGACAATGTGCCCGCCGTGACGTTCAACGTGGGGATCGACCCCACCGTCAAAACATGATTCTGAACGCCCCCTGCATTGCTAAAAGTGCCGCTGTCAAAATTGCCGCCTGCAACAGTAATGCGGTTAGCGAGTGGTCCTCCTCCAAAAGCCGGAACGGTATCCAAGCCAGCAACCACGCGCCCGCGCAAATCAGGCAGGCCAAAATTACCAGCTGCGCAGCCATCGGCGACAGTGAAAGTGTCTCCCATGATGGTGTAGAGATTATTGAACGTCGTTGACGACACACACGAGCCATCCGCGAGGAAGAATCCAGCCGGAATATTGGTGCCGGCAAAGTCCAGCACCGTGCCGGCCGGCAATGGCGAAGCGGGCGTAATCTCGTAGCAAGTGCCGTCCCACATGGCATCTACCAGCTGGGTGGCGATGATCTCACCACCCTGCAGCGGCTGCACGGTCAACGCGGCAAATGGGCTGCGCTTGCAAACCGGCCGCGCCGTCGTGGATCCCACCTGCAACGTCATCGCTGCGGTGTTCGTGAAGCCCGAGAGGAACAGCACCCGGTTGCCGAACGTGACAGTGAAGCCGCCCGGTGTCGTGGTAGCCACCACCTGGGCATTGGCGCTGCCGGTCGAGCCGGCCGGCGGGCCGATAAAGATCGACGTGCCGCCCTGCGCCGGCGTCAACGGCGTCACGAGGCCGGTCAGCTGGGTGATATCCGGGTTGATGCCCGAGATCGCCGCATTGCCCAGGCACGTGATGATGGCGTTGTAGTTCGCCATCACCTGATTGGCGTCAGCGATCGTGTTGTTGGTCAGCGTGAACGGCAAAGCGCACGGCACCGCCGCGTGGGCCGGCGACCAGGCGAGAGCGAATAGGAGCGCGATCAGCTTCTTCATGCGACTGCTGCCAGCACGTTGGAGAGGTAGCGCAGAATCTGGTAGCGCAACGAGAGCGTACCAATTTTAACCGAAGCCGACGATGGTCCGGTGACGTCGAATTGAATCCGGCAAAAGACCAGCGGCAGGTGCCAATTCACTTGCCGGGGGACCAGGAAATTGGGCGTTCCGCCCCACACCGCCTGCCCCCACACGAACTGCCCCCATACCGTCGCCACGCCGGTAGAAACGATGTCGAACGTGTCCAGCACAGTGGCATTTTGGTTGAGTGCCTTCACCACGAAGTCGGCCGACCCCGCCGCCGTCTGCACGTTAAGCGTGGTCTCGGTGATGCAGTTCTCCGTCATCTTCTCGGTGTCGGGCAGAAACGACGTGCGCCAATCAAACGCCAGCTGAATGCCGTTCTCGGTGAACGTAGAGGTGGCGTTCTGCACCACGTCGCTTTGCCAGATAGAGGCGTGCACGTTGACCGGCGTCATCAGGAAGGTGCCTTGGGACGGCACCATGTTGACCGCCGGGAAGGTGTGCGGACCCGACCATATCTTGCGGGCGAAGTCGTACCAGAATTCCTGCCAGGGGGCTCCCGGCACGCTCACGTTCTGCGTGGTGATCCTAATCACGTCCCCGACACAGCCCGCCACCATGCGCGACGGCACGTTGGCATAGATGAACGGAGCCACCACGCCTTGCCCGTCATTGCCGATCGGCTCCGACATACGGGCGTTGAAGTCGATCAACCGCAGCCCTTGCGGAGAGACGAACGCCAGCCCCTGCGGTGTGGTGCAGACCGTGCGCGCAGCCTGTGTGCCAGTGGAAATATTGAGCGTGTTGACGGATAAATTATTCAACGCTGCGTCGCCGAGCACCTGATAGACATTGATGTTGCCCTTGAACACCATCAGCGCCTGGATGATGCCGCCCAGCTGGTTGTAAAACGACAATGGTCCGAGCGCGGTCAGCTTCTCGGTGTCGCCGAACGTCAACACCTGATTG